TTTCCACCATCGCCACGCTGTCTTATAAGTTACACCTTGCTTCTTTGCCCACGCACTGAGTTTCATGTTGACTTTCTACCACATAGAGCCATGTTTGTCAACATTTATTGAAACAGCTTTCTACCCTGTGCGTTCTGAAATGCGGAAGCTTCGTATGTGGGCAGTTGCGCCTGCGCTTGGGATTGAGAACTGCCAAATACCGCGTTGGCAGCCAGATTGCCGAGAATGGAGACGCCCATCGCAACGGTTGCACCAATCATATTGGCGCTGATCGTGACCCCGGCAACGACAACAGCGCCAATTGCGCTGGCGGCCCAAGCTCCAGCCGCCATTGCTCCGACAGCGACGATTACGGGCGGCATAAGGGGAGCCTCCACACGGAATAGGGTTTGTCCTGTAAATCTTGCAAAGGAAACATCGAAACGCCATGCTCTGGAAAGGCAGACATCGCATTATTGCCGAGGCAGATATGGACCATCTCCCACTTGGGGTCTTCCACAATCAGGAGGTCTCCGGTTTGCTCAAATCCCTTTTTAATCTGAATAAATCCGGCATCTTTTAAGATGTTCAGCAGGCTGCCGGGAACGCGACGGCGAAACAGAAACGCTCCTAACAATGAAGAGTAGCGTCCACGGATCTGGGTGGCCAGTTTGGTATCATGGACGGCATCTATCGCCTCCAGGGCGAAAACATTGCAATCACATTGCCCCCAGGCAAAGGACCGCCCCCGGTTAGCCTCGAAAAAACGTATTAATTTAATTTCCTGCTTCGGCGTCATTTCCGCCCCCAGGTGATATCCTTGACAATTTCACTGGCATATTGAAAACCGAGATCGCCGGGGAAAAATATCTGCTGTTCTTCGTGGTTTGTATGCCGCCCCGCTTTTCGCTCAAAATCAACCCAGATATTCGTAGCCGACACCGTGACTACACAAGAACCGTCTTCAGGATTTTCCTCGATTCCCGGCTCATCCATCCGCCCTTCAAAGATCAAGACCGGATCGGAAATAATGGCCATATTTGCATAGGGCTCTTCATCTTCCTCCCAGACGAGATCTTCCCCGGCTTCCGTATCAAGACCATTGTCCGACTCATCATTTAACCGCCACGGATTGACATATAAGTCGGCAAGAAAGGCCTTGTAAATCTTAACGGGCCGGTCGATGTAAAAGTAGGACAAAAACGCGCTGATCCATGCTTGATCCACTCCAGAAAGAGACAGGGTCAAAGAATTAACCTGCACATCTGCCGTTTCCTCGATATCCGTAAACCCCAGGAAATGACCGAGGGCGAGGTATGTGTGACCATTCCAGACGACATTTGTCCAAGCGTCGGTCATATAGGAAACAGTGGCAACGCCATCGGCGTCTTCCACGGTGACTTCGATGAGGTGGACAGGCTGGTTCTTGGACTTGCCCAACTCGGTGATGACGGCGGCGGTGGCGTCTCGGTCTGCCATCAAAAGACCTCCACAAATTGCACTTTTAAATCGTGCAAATTCGGTCCTTTCACGCTGAAATCGAACGTATCCGACACCAACGCGACATTAAATGGAACCGATGAAACTATGACCGCCTCATCATTGGCGGGAATCGAAAGCAGGGCCGGTTCGATATTCAAGGTTGCATAACCTGCACTGTCGCTGTCGGCGTCTTCCGTGAGCATGTAGACCTTACTATGAGCGTTGAATTTGACGAAGTCCCCGGCCCGTAGAATGTTTATGACAGAATGGGTCCAGCCTTTTGTCACAATAGAGCGACCTGAGGGAGGTGTATCGGCATGGACCAGGGGTGTGCCGGTAGCAACGCCCTGCGATGTAGCCCAGAGATCAGGCGGATAGAGGGAGAATGTCTCGTATTGCCCCCGTTGTTTGATCAGAAAGGCGACGATAGGGGCAATTTCCGAGCGTAGCAGATTCGGTGGGTATTCCGCTTCGATCTGCCAACGCTGTGCGCCTTTACTCCGGGACTGGCGGATCATGCTATGTGACCACGACACCAGAGAGGGCGTCAGGGAGGTGAACCGCATCGAGGAAAAGCCAGGTGTGGTTGGATAAACTCCGCTCATCCGTTCGGTCCCCTTTGCCCGCGTTTGTTGAATGCCTGATTAACAATGCCGGTGATCTGATTGGCGTGCTGCTGAATCGCTTGAGAGACGCTACGGGAATCCAGGGCGTTGATGTTCAGATGAACGTGAACGTGGTTTTCGTTGACCGAGGGCCGGTGATCTCCACCACCTGCCATGCTTTTGGCAACACCCGTCAACCATTCGTTTTGTTCTTCCGTAATATAGCGTTCTCCAATTTTGTTCACGACCAAGCGCTCATCTGAAGCCAGTCCACCGCTGTGCCGCCTTGGAAGAGAATCCATTATGGATATTGACGGAACCATCCGATAAAATGTTGGGGTCAACCCCATTTTGCCACCGGTATGCATACCGAAAGCAGTGGTAGCTCCACCACCCAAATCGGCACCCAGATGTATGGGTTCAGTACCTGTGTTTAACGGAGTTGAATCGCTGCCATTCATCCAGTTGAAAAGCCCCTCGATCCCGCTCGTTATACCTGCGCTCATCTGTTTGGATAGGGCGTTAGCGATGGCCCGGTTGACAGAGTTGCAAAAGGATGTGACGTAATCACCCAAGCTTTTCAGTTTCCCCTGAAAGGCGTCAAAGAAAAAGTCAGAAAAAGCCTGTTGCATGGCCTGGGCGGTGGTTTGGGCGATGTCATACATTTGCTGCCCAACATCGGTCCACTTGTTTTCCAGATCGGGCATGGCGAGCTTCAACGCCCCAAGAGGATCCTGCATAGTTTGTTCACGCAGTAAATCTGCGAGAGATTTTCTTGTTGATTCAATCGCCTTTGTCTGCTGGTACCAGGCGGTCGTGTCTTTGGTTTTATCCAGCGTCTCTAAATATTCTGTCTGGATGGCCTCCAGCTCGGTCATCAGGAGGATACGTTCATCGATAGTCTTCCGATGCGCCAATCCTTCTTTTTCAGCTATATCGAGAGCGGCAGTGAGGCTATCGATCTCCGCTTCCCTGCGGGACTTTTCATAATCCGCCGTGATCTTCTTTTTCTGCTCCGTAGCGGATAGATCGATTTGTATGAGAGCGTTTTGATATTCTTTTTCTCCCTCCGGTGTTAGCAGATTATATGATTCAGCCGCTAATTCGCGTGCTTTTTTGGCTTCCTCGTCAACATGTTTGATCCTCTTTTCGGTTTCCGAAGCGGTTAGGTCAGTAAGGTGCTTGTTTAGATCCTCGCGGGCTTTCGTCATGTCCTGCTCGATTTTCCAAGCCTTCTCCGCTTCCTTTTGTGCGTCCTCGACACCGAGCCATTGCTTTGACTCTGCCGCCCATGACTTGATTGCCTCTTCCGCACCAGGGATCTTCTTGAATTTTTCAATCAGATCGGTTTCCTTGTTTTTTACGTCTTCGATCTTCTTCTCAAATTCACTTAGACCCTGCTTATCTATGTCTGTTTCGAGATCGCGAGATGTCTTCTCCCACTCCTTTTTGAGATTTTCTAATTTTTTGTCCACCTCCGGTTTCGGGGCGTTCGCCTCCCATTCTGGTTTTTGCTTTGGACCGATATCCCGGTAATATCGGAGCAGACGGTTCGTCCCATCGTCTTCTCTGCCGACGTTGATCTGCGTTTGTTCAAATTTCTTTATTCCTTGCGCCGCCGCCTCACGCATCTGTTTGTCAATATCCGCCGTTACTGGCTTCCAACCCTGGGACCGCATGGCCATGTCTTGCAGGGCCTTCTCTGATTTCATGTAGCGATCCCGGTACTCATCGTTGGCCTTTGTCCATCGATCAGATCCGGTAAGCTCGCCAAACGTAGCGCCATGCATTAGCCGAGTGAAGGACCCGCCGACTTTGTCCAGCAACATGCCCAGCCTATATACTTCGGCGACTACATCCTGGATGCCTTCCTTGAATGAATTAACGCCCGCCATGAATTCCGGGTTCCAGTTTATTTTCTTGGCCTTGTCGTCAATGGTAACAATGGAGTCGGCGACTGCTTTCAACTCGTATTTCAGGGCATCGAAAAGCGGTTCGATGGCCTTTCCCAGAGATTGCGAGATGATATCCTTGAAGTTGGACCAGAGACCTGTCCAGGTGTCCTGCGCGGCGACGCCAGCCACCTGGTATGCAGCCAGTTTATCCATCAGGAAATTGAACAATCCATCGGCGTCTCCCTTAAATTTGTTGACGTCTTCATTTCGTAAACCAAGCACTGTGGCGATCCGGCTCGTTCGCGGATCTATAGCCCCGGTCAGCAGGGAGCGAGTTTCCTCCCCCAGCATATTCATTTGCAAGCCGATGGCACCCGCAGCCTGAACCATCGCAACCGTGAAATCCTTAACTTGTTGACGGTCAAATCCTTTGGCCAGCGCGACGGGGAGCGTTACCTGATAGGCATTAATCAATTCGTCAAGGGTGGCGATGGTCTGGAGGTTCGCGTACTGCAGTTCCTCGATGATCTTTTTGGAATCTCCCTGGGCGGCGTTCAAGGCATCCTGTGCAGCCAGAGCCTTTCCGCTTGTGGCGTCGATATATTTTCCGCCGGTCATGAAAGCCGATGCGATACCGAGCGAAGCAGTCTCGATTTGGGCGAGGTAGGTGATGCCGGATTTGATGGCGGCTATTGCGGTTCCCAAAGTCACAAATGATGCAGCAAGGCCCTTGATACTGCCCGACAAATCTTTCGATTTAGCGTTCAAGGTATCTGTATCGCTCTGCGAATCCTTGAGATGGCGCTTCAGATCGTTGAATGCAGAATCCGTCTTGTTCAGCGCCTCAATGATAAGTTGTAATTTTGTCTCCGGCATCAGCCTGCCCCGATTCTGTCTTTACATCGTTTCCGGCACATGCTGCATGCATCAACGTGCCGACATGACTTTACTCCTGTTCCTTCCTCCGCTTGCGCACCGAAAAGAATCTCAATCCACTCATAACGTTGCTTCAAGGTGCGCTTTGCCCATTGTCTTGCCTCTCCGACGGTGATATTCCAAAGGATCCAGTCTCGTCGGGTGATGTCCCCGCCGCTGACAAGGAAGCAGAGTTCGTCAACCCAATCTCCGTCAATTTCTCCTTGATCTGCGCCGTCAGAGCCCACAGATGGTTTAAAAGTGATGGAATTGGGTTCAATTCGAAAAAATGGGCAATGACCTCGATGGCCGTCTCTGGCGTAACACCATATTCAATCTCAACGGCGAGCTGAGAAATATCCTTATCTCGTGGCGTCAGGCCTTCCTCTGTGATGATCACAGCCATAACGGCAAAAAGGTTTTCCCCCAACGCCGTCACGAGCGAGATCGGGTTTAGGTCGCTCGGGATCGCAATGCCGCGCATAATGGTTCCTAACTGCTTCCATTGACCCATGACCAAAGTGCGCTGGATGAAGGTCTTATCGGCTATTAAGTAACGTTTTTCTTCCATTTCTACCTCTTAGGTGAAAGCCAGCGATAATTCGTCATCGCCAGCGTTGCGGTTAAGTTGACAATCAATGCCCAGAGAGCGAATACCGCTTTTCTCAGCCAATTTCGGGGCGGTGTACTGAACCTTCGGGGCGGTAATCGTGCAGATGTTTCCTGCAGCTCCGGTCAGGGCCAGGGAAAGTGCGCCTTCATTGCCGCTTCGCCATTTCCCGAAAAAATCGTAGGTGGCAACCAGGACCATTTCAGGATCGATGGATAGGGACGGTCTACGCCCGGTGATGACTGCGCTCTTGTAGCCGGAGGATGTGTTCACGTCGTCTCGTAGCGCGATCTCGTTATTCATATTGAATTCCAGGGATCCTACCAGAGCGGCATAGGAATCGACGGTCAACGTGGCAGACAGGAATGGCTGCGGTTTTGTGGTCTCATAGGATACGCCGGAAGAGAGGAGCGCCACATCAGTTACGCTAAAGTCCGCACCGGTGAAAACGAAATGCAGCACACCTTGCTTGCCCTTTTCCAATTTTAAACTAACGTTGCCCCTGGCACCGAAGACCGTGTATTTCATGCCGTCGTTAAACAGGGCCAGGGTTATGGAACCGACGCCGGTGGACGCAGGAAGGTAGGTAACAGATGTAACAGCCACCACGGTTTCACCAAATCCACACGCTTTCAGGAGTTTCCCCAGGGCCGGAGCGGTTCCTGCCGTGCCGGAGCCCTTCAACTCCACATCAAATTCTATCGTTGACTTTCTCGCACCGGGAACCTGGGAGAAAGTCGACAGGGAAGATGTCACATTGTCTCTGGGCCCCATTGCAATGTCCGGATTGAAATTGATATTCATGGCCAGAAAAGCATCGACTCCAGCCAGAGTCTCAGCAGCTCCTTCTGTATCTTCCGCTTTAGCCGCCATTTGCGCTCGTTTAACGATCATCAGTTTTTACCTCCTTATCCTTCGTGTCAGGGGTCGGTTTCGTATCTGCCCCAGCAGTCTGTGCTTTTTTGAGCAGCTTCGTATATTCCTGCTCCGTCAGATCATTCCCGTCCTTGTCAAGGTAGTGCGTGCCTCCATCGTTGACGTTATCTTTCATAGCTACCTCCCTTAATCGCCCATATAAAGCAGCGCCTGGGCGGTTTCATATTCGGCGCTGTAGATCGATACGCCCTTGCCGAACCAGGCAGGGCGTTCCCTCAGCAGAGACATGGGGAAAATATCTTTGGAAAGTCTTGAATCATAAAGCAGATCACGCATGCCGTTTAAAACAGCGTAAGTCCCTGGATTCTCTGATCCACCTCGCCGTGCCTCCTCCTCAGAACGTAAACTTTTATCGCATACGAAGAGAACAAACATTGGTTTTTCAATCTTCCGCGCCCCGTGCTCTTCATATTCAGACCCGAAGTACATGATGAGAATCGCGGGGAAAAGACGGGTGGCTCGTACGATACTCTCTTCGTCATCCAACTCGCCCTGATAACTTTTGATTGTCCGCACGGTCCGCCATATGGCAGGATCACTTTCGCCTACAGGCGTATAGCCGACCTTGAGAGGTGCAAGCTTTGTGATAATAGCGTCTTCAAGCTGTTCGATGGTGTACATTAGAACCCCGACATTTTCTCCCTGGTAAAAATCCGATCATTATAATCGACATTTACCGTGTTGTCCGTATTGGATGGTGCTGGAGTTGCTGCACCAAGATTGATCTTCCCTTCAGCCACCTTTTCTAAAAATCTGATGGCTTCCTTATTGCGATCTTTACGAATATCGGGAGTGACGTCCTCCCGACGGGAATAGAGGTTATAAATCGCGATATCGACGCTCAACTGACGGATCTTATCGGGAACAGGGGACAGCGGTATGGTATAACGATCTTGGCAGTAAGAATTGATTGTGGCATCGGCATCCGCAATAGCACGCGTTACGATGTCGGCATCAGTGGTTCCTACTCCATCGTCGTCCGTCAACTGGAGCAAAACGGCGCTATCGAGTTGATTCAGAATGTCCGTCTGCGTGCAGTAAGCCATTACCGTTTGCCTTTCTTCCCGGTTTTGACCGATTCTTTGCCACTGTCAGCCGCTTCCGCCGCCTCACCGGGGCTTTCTGGCGGGTCTTCCTTTTTCTCCTTCACAATCTCCACGACCAGCATCGGTTCGCTCTGGAGCGTCTTCAGATCTTCCTTCGTGAAACGCTCGTCCGGATATTCGACAGCTTCAGCGGGATGGGCAATTCCACACCGCCGAAATCCCGCTTTTTTGCTTTTGATTCTGATCATTTTCGCTCTCCTTTAGGTTTTCCCCGTGCCTCCCAGTTTCCTGGGAAGCACGAGGGAATCACATGTTGAAAGACCCTTATGCCAACCAGGGCACGACCACTAACTTCGCCGTGCCAAACCAGACGTTGCTCGCCCCGGTGGAATCGAACTGCGCTTCCACGACGGCCCGGCCATAGGACTCCAGGGTCGGAGGAACGACCAAGTGGGTCGGCATGATACCGAGCGGAACGCCTTCGTCGTTGGTGAATCCCATCATGGCCGCCCTGGCTGCCGCATAGTACGTGGCATTCAAGGTCTGCTTGCTGCCGTAGGCAAGCTGCCACAGGCCGTAACCGACGTTTTTCCGGTCATCGACGCCGTACCGGAACTTCTTCCGCATGAAAACGTTCTCGTCGTCCGGCCTATCCATCGCCACAAACTGGGGCCGCTTCCGGATCTGCAGAACAATCGGCTTGATGGGGCGGGACAGATCGAGGAGGTACCAGGGGGTCCCGGCTCCACCGCCGCTGTTGGCCACCGACGCTCCGTTGACGGAATGGTCGGTATCGAAGAAATACTGCCCGTCGAAGCATGCCGTGGCAAAACCGGCTTTGAGGAGGGCGAAGACCAGGATGTCAGGGTGCACCTTTGCCGCCTGTGCCAGTCCCTGAATCATGGGCGTATAGACGCCGATCTGATCGTCTTCGACGTCATTCCGGTCCACCTCGACGGTCGACTCGTAGTCCTTGTTGGTGATTTCGTACTTGAAGGCGCTCAGATCCTTCAGGACCCTGTCTCCCAGCCATTCCCGCATCATGGGGAAATCGCCCAGCCATTTGTAATCGACGCTCCGTCCGGTGGAGGGCGTCTGCATGGCCACCAGGGGCCACTGGCTTGCAGCCGCGTCAAACGCCTGATTGAAAACGGTGCTGAACGACTTATAAATCCCCTGCAAATTCGCTTGATTGACAATCATGTTGTGTCCTCCTTCTTTGTGTGTGGGGGAGCGTTCTCCCCCCGTTCATGGGTTATGTTACACCGTCAGCAGCTTTTTCTTGTACTCGATCCACGCTGCCAGCAGAATCACGTCATCGGTGCCGAGGGTGCCGTCTTTCGGTTTGATGGTCAGTTCCATCGCCGCCGGGTAAGCGGCAAGATTGGCCAGGGCGAGGGTCAGCGTCACGTGCTGCACGTGCTTGGCCGTGTCGTCACCCACCATCGCGCCCGTATCGCCGCCGAAGTCGGCATCGGCGTCGTATGCCGCGTCAACCACGTTGTTGTAAGCGGCGACGGTGAATTTCGTGGCGTCTCCCACGGTTGCCCCCGTCTTGGCGGCCAGGATGTGCAGCGTCATGTTGGCCGTGACATCGGCGTCAGGCGGGACAAGTACTTTTGCCGCAACAGGGAGAGGCGCTGCATGGTTATTCCAGCGAACCCCCATCCCCTTTGCCGTGACGCAGAAGCCGGGAACGTCGCTGGCCCCATCGGAGAAAGCAGCCAGGGCAACCCCCGCAGCGGAGAAGTAGGGCGTGGGAACGTTGATGACCCCTTTGGCGGTGAGCAGGCTTTGGTAGATCTCCTGGAGGGCCGCTTCGACTTCGGCCTGGGTCGTAAAGTTTCCCGCATCGGCGATGGAGATCGCGCTGGCGGCATGGGCAGCGCTTCCGTCCGCGATATGAGCGGCCGCATCCGACTGCCTGATCGCCGGTTCAATATCGATCCAAGCGTGGGTCGTATCGATGTACTCGGCGATGATCCCGGCGAAGATGTCGTTGGTGACATTCCCAACGAGATCGACGTTTTGGTCGTCGGCGATATAGACGCTGTCGCCCACGTTGGCGATGGTGATCGGCGTGGCAAAGGACATTTTGAACAGACCACGCCTGCGCACCGTGACGTTGATCGCGCCGTCCAGGCCCAGGCTGTTATCCGCTTGTTCTCTGGCGATGCCCACAAAGAGAGTGCTGGCGGTGTCTCCTGCCGCTACGGCGTACCCGGCGGCATTGACGCTAACCATCGCCCCGGCGTAAATGACGTCTCCGTCGTCCACGGGAATGGAGATGTCAACCCCTTCCCGGTATTCGGTTTTCTTGTCTGCCGCCAGCGCCGTCATGGCGAACATCATGAGAGGTTCCTCACCTCCCGAACCGAAGATCTTCATTGCCAGGGCCGCGAGGCAGACGCAGAAGAACATGAAAAACGTCGTCACACTTCCGAAACATTTGCAGATTATTCTCCTCATTTCATCCTCCTTTTCCCATCAGGGATTGGCTTATTTGTTATATTTCTTGAAGGTTTCCTCTTCGATTCCCATCATCTCGTTGATGGTCTTCTGATTGGCATCGATCCCGCCGTGGGTGTCTTTCGCCGCGATCCTGATGCCGTCCACGGGGATCACACTTCCTGCCGGACGGGACAGAACGATCTGCTTGAACTGTTCCGGCGCTTTCCCGGCCAGGTCCCGTCCCCATTTGTCCAGTTCCTCTGGGCTCGTCTTGCCTTCCTTCAAAGCCAGGGAGATCAGGTCATCCTGCTCCATCCCGGAGATTTTCTTTTTAAGCTCCGCGACTTCCAGGCTCAGGGTCTTGGCGACGTCCGCCGGAGCTTTGAGAGAAGCGACGATCTGAATGACTTCGTCTTTCCCCGCTCCTTCCTTTGCTCCCAGGGCCATCAGCACCTCTTTGCAGGCGACGACATTGACCGCGTCTCCTTCCAGTTTCGCGTTCTTGGCCACGAGCTGGGTGACCGCTTCCTCAACCTTGTCTTCCCCGGCATCACTGGCCAACCCAAACATTTTCTTCAGTTTCTCGATCATAATAGCCTCCCTTTCCTGATTTTGATTGCCCTTGTCATTCCCGTCATGGCGCATCTTGGCCATAAGCGGTTTCAAGTTATTAATCTTCGGCTGGTTCGTGAGGGCAACGTTTTCCAGAAGCACGACTTTACGATCTTTCGCCGTGATCCATAAAACCGGGGAGAAATACCGATATTCCCGGTTTTTCAGATATTCTTCCGCCCTCTTGGTCCATTCAACCGCCACCCACAAACCTTCCGTCCCTTTCCAGACCAGGCGCTTTATCCAACCGGCCGCCGGTGCCTGAACGTCCTGAATCGTTTGATGCTCGTAATCGATGACCATGTCATTGCCGCGATTTTTGAATTCTTCGATCAAGGCCGCCGCTTCCTGGTCATAGAGATAGGCCGGTTCATCGCCGGAGATCTCGATTTTGCCCCAGGGAAGAAGCTGGAACTCGGACGGCGCGCCCGTCATTTCCTTCAAAACTGATAAGATCAGATGTTTCATGGCTTTACCTCGCTGCTATGTAATCGTTGATCATGCCAAGAATCTCCGTACTGTTCGCCTCGCTTACCCCCAGGAAGGGGCGGGCGGGGATCACCGAACCGGGATGATTCACCTTTTTGAACAGGCCGTAAGGCGTCTTCAACGCCTTCTTCCGGCGGGGCATGATGATATGTGCCGCCGTCCGTCCGCCCATCTGATGAATGGCGGCGTATTCCTTGTCCGTCCCAACCATCACGGCGTTTTTCCCCATCATCTGGAAGCGGATGCTGTCCCGCAGATGGCCCGAGACCGTCAGGGTGCGGACACGCTTCGGATTCGGCGTCTTCGGGTCTTTCCACGGCGTTCCGTCGGGCGCGGGACCGCCGGCCTCGAAGCGGCGCTTGGTCTGCTCGGCAATGCGGTCGCCGATGGCCTTCAGGATGGGCGACATGTTCGACACCCGCGTGGAGATCTCACGCAGTCTTTCCCGAATCGCGTCGGCTCCGTCCACTTTGATGATGATTTCAGGCATTTACTTTTCCCTTGACATCGTTTTGCCGTTATGTTTCACTGCTTCGAACGGGCGACAGCAGGAAATTGCGGTGTGCCTGCGGCGGGTGCCCAAAAGGGTTCCTGGTATGGAGGGACAGCCGGCCTCCCGCCCGTTTAAATCTTTCCCCTGACAAGTTCATATCGTCGTTTGTCCTGCAACGCCTGCCTATCTATCTTGAACACCGAGACCGCCTCGTTGATCGTTTCCTTTAGCTTCTGAACGTAAACATTAGATTCGACTACTACTTTCATTGTCAGAGGGTCTTTCTCAGCCGACGCGACATAAAGCAATTTTCCGTCGGTGCGATCATAAAGAACGGCTTCCGACTCCAAAACGCTCCTCGGTAAATTCCGCCATTCGCTTTCCGTCAAGGCATCGCCTGCCGCTGCATGACGCTCGGCCTTCTTGCCGACAATAAGGCGGTCGCTGATGACGATCTCCGCACTTTGCGGGCTTTGGCCTTTCCCTTTCAGAAAGATCAGATCTTCTTGCATCATCGCGCCCAACAATGCATAGGCGCGTTCCGGTTTCTTCCCGGCGAAGGCTTTGTCGAGGAATGCCAGATAATTCTCCTCGATGACTTTGCGCGCCGGCGCCGCCATCTCCGACATGGCCCTGGCGCCGATATCCGCCGGCCAGTTTGCGAGCTTTCCGGCCAGGATGTCATGCGTCTGCTCCAGGTTCGCCTTTCCGATATTGAAGCCGAAACCCTTGTCGATCCCGACGGGTTCGCCGGTCGCCGGATCAATCGGGGAGGGCGGCGCTTCGCCTCTGCCCGCCTGCCTTGCCGCCTCATACTCCTTCGGGGTGGAACCATAAACCCGGCACTTGCAGCCCCAGCCGTTTTGAGGGTAATGATCATTCCACCAGGGATCATTCGCCGGAAGGGTAATGCCGTTCCAGGCGAGATGATGGGGCCTCGGAACCCGGCTGTCGCCGTGCTTGTAGGTCAGATACGGCAACACCTGTAACTGCTCCGGGTCGGTCAACTGCTCCCAGCGTCCGGCATTGTACGCCTGTCGTACGTTGGTGGAGTAGATGACCTCGCTTCGCCAGTTCCGGGAACCGTTGTAAGACCAGCCATGTTTGGAAACGATGTTGTCGAAGTCCTTGCGGAACTCCTCCAGCGTCGTCCCTTTTGTGATGGCCTTGTCCACGGCGGACCGGAAGTCCGTCAAAATGTCGGCCTTGCAGGCACCGGCGACCATGAACCCTTTGGCGTGCTGGTCTTTCCACAGATCGTCCCATTTGCGCGTCGGGATATTCAGCTTGTTTTGAAAGAACGTTTCCTGCTCCTTAAAGGGCAGTTTGAAGACGGTCAAAAGCTCCGGGTCCATCAGGGCGTCTCCTCGCGGGCGTCATAGCGGCCCGATGCCTCGGCGATGAGCATGCCCCTGGCGATCACCGCACCGAGATCCGCCGGGTCCATCTCGCCATAAAGATCGGCAATACGGTCCCGCAACTCTTCCAGGCTTACCGCCGTCTCCACCAGGCGCTTCAATGGGGCAATGAGGGCGTCGGATTCCGGGAGGGAATCCCGCCCAAGATTGTCGGCAATGATGTCCGCCGCGTCAGAATCGCCTTCTGTGGCGATTTCTCCCGTTTTGGCTATGATGACCCTCATCCCAGGGCGTTCGCTTGAAACAGGCTTATTTTTGGCAGCCAGCGGGGTCTTTTTGCCGGGCGGTTCAGGTTTGAAATCGCCAAGCGGTGTCTCCCCTTTCTGAGGCAGGGGAACCTTAAACCGATCCGAGACGTGTTCGGCAGACATCGGTTGCCCCATTTCCCAAAGATTTTTATAAACCGTACTCAGCTTTTCCAGATCTTCAGCCGGTTCGAACATGATCTTGAACCAGGGGAGAGGCTTATCCCATCCGAAATTATAGCCAACCAGGGGCCTCACCATCTGAAACCGCACCGTCTTTTCAAGGGCTTGACAATCGGCCTTTGTCAGATCCCTGCGGACCCTGTCCTGGGCGTCTTCGTTGCCCAACTTACCCGGCGTACCTTCCGTCGTGGCTGTCTGGCCGAGAATGGCTTTCGACATTTGTCGGTCGCAGAAATTGGACAGGGCCTCGTAGATGTTCTCCGTCCCGGCATTTTTCATGGCCTGAACGAACTCGATTTCCGTGCTTTTGGAAATGATTCCTGCCGCATCGGAACCCAATGACTGGATTGCCGCCACCAGGGCGTCCTTATCTTCCTTGTTCGCGCCGGGGTCGTATTTTCCCAGGCGAAGAGGCATACCGAAAACCTCGGAGAAGGCCACCCAGTCTTTCAGGGAATAATTTTTGAACAGGTACATCCAGGCGCATACACGCAGGACGCCAGCACGGGTGTCATAGCCGGATCTGGCTTTGTATCGATGATAAACCAGCTTGAAGGGCGGCATGATCTCCCCGTATACGGGCTCCGCTTCGGTTACGATACGAGGTAATTCAAAGCTCTTAGCCCACATGTCACCACCCCGTTCATAGAAAACGGCTTTCTTGGGGTGGATCCAGGACAGGCCTCCAATGACAGCCTTTCCGCCGTCGATCTTCCACAGGATTTCGCAGAGGGAATAACCCTTTCCAATAGCGTCCAGGAGGTCCAGCAGGGCATCGTCAAAGCTGTCGAGGTTAAAAATGCAATCGGAGACAAAATCCCGAATTTTCTTATCCTCGGCAGACTCCGTCCAGGAAGTCAGATCATAGTCCAGGCCCAGGACGGCGTTCTTCCTCGTCTGTAATTCCGAAAAGAGATGGGTATCTTTCTCCTCCATCTCCTCGAATAACTCAGCCTGCCGGTAAACGTCCCCGCCGTCGGCCTCTTTGAAAATGTCGGCCAGGCGCTGGGGGGTGAGTCCTTGACTCGGATAGGATGACCATCGGTCCCGGATCGTCGTCACGGCGATCTCGCGGGTCTCCGGCTGTTTCATGACCTGAATTTCTTTTCCGAATTGATCATATAAAATTGCCATTACCAGGCCCCCTGCTGTGCAGCGAAGCGCCGCTTGTTGACAGTTTCGTATTCTACAGGTCCGGATTCTCCTTCCGATGTGGCAAACCAGGCTAATGCGCCCGAAACCCCGGAATCTCCGTGCCGCTGTTTGTTATCCTTGCCTTTCGTCTTCGTTTCCGGCAGTTTTGCTACCCCGCGGACGACCTTGAAGGCCCGGTGATCCTCGATAATATCGGCGTCTTTCGGAAGCGTAATGGAGCGATCCTCAAAGGCCGATTTGTATTTTGGCATATGTTCCCGGTACCAGGTCTCGCTCAACATGACCTGGGCGATGCGCGAGGCTCCGTATTTCTGCATGGCCACTTCCGCCAGATACTGGCCGTTGCCTCTCGCGTCGAGCGCTCCGTAACGGAACCGGGGAAGGCGGTCGACAATGTAAAACAGCACCTGCTCCTGCTGCTTGAACGGGATGTTTCGGAGTTCCACGATAAATGGAGCGCGGAATGTGGCTGATTGCTGCTCGCAAAGAGGCGTGATGACCGTCAAGTCACCCGTCCGACCGAAGTCCTCCCCAAAATAGGAGGCACGCTTGGCATCCAGTTTTACCAACAAGGGCTTCAGGGTTTCATCACACCAGTCCTTCACTTCCGCATAACGGATATGATCGGCGACCTCGGCAAATGCTTTCGATTGTTCATAACGGATGACCGGGATCTCATCGGAGAGGCAGGTTTCGATCAGCGCACGGGTCAAAAAGGTTCCCGTTCCCTGGCTCGGGATGCAGAAAAGTTCTTCATCGGCATCCTCCCCGTAGGAATCGATCATTCCTTGCCGCCAGGCCGCCTCTCCCTCTTCAGTCCATTCCCGGCCCAGGACCTCGCAGATCCTCCGGTAAAGACCGTCCTGCAGGGCAGCGTCAAAGTCCACCCGATGGAGACTGTACGGCTTCTTCCCGGCCCGGATATCCTGAATCACGGAATTGAATTCGTTCGTGTCGCCGAAATGCGTACTGATGACCCGGACCTGGCCGCCCCACATCAGGAGGGCCAGCGCCGCCTTGAGCAGCCCGGCCAAATCGTCATGGAATGCCGCTTCATCGATGACCACACGCCCCTGCTTGCCGCGCAGGTTCGTCGGGCGGCTGGAAAGCGCCGTAATCCTCCAGCCCGATTCAAGGGTGATCTTGTAGGCCAGGATCTTCTTTTCCTGGACGACGCCAGCCACCTCTTCCTCATCGATTTCCTCGTATTCCTCCATCGTTGACGCAGCCAGGTTGTAAGCCCGCGCCCAATTGGCGCAGTCGTTGATGAATTCGAGGGCCATGTCCTTCGTGTAGCCGATGTACCAGACGTTCCGTTTCTCGCCGCTGCCGACCTCCGAAGCGTAAAGGGTATCGTCAGCCGCCTCGGCCCAGGAAATACCGACACGGCGCGATTTTTCGATGAATTTGACCGCAGATTGATCGGCGACCCAGCGGGTCTGATAAGGCAATAAGATGCCCGTGGCGGGTCTCGCCTGGTCAAAATCGGTCTGCAGTTGAGCTACATTCATTACTTTCCTGCCAACTTGCCTTCCAGTTCTTCGGTTTTTGCTGCTTGCCCTTTCTGGTAGGACATCCACTCGCAAAAGAAACCTACCGGACGCTCCCCGTCGTCATGATATAAGGGCACACTTGTTACGTTACGGGCGACGCCATTCGAATCGAAATAGGCCAGGTTGACACATGAATCTGACCAAACATGCGCAATGATGGCTGCTTCCGGCTGCTCGCCAGCATCCTTCTGCGTTTTCCCATGACGATAGAAAAGAACCACTCTTCCAACGGTAGGTGTGATCATGATCTTCCTCCCAGTCTCACGCCCTTTAGACGATCCCCAAAATCTTCTTCCGGATCTCCTCGGCGGTCTTTTCGGAAAGCCCGCCCTGCTTGGCGACCTTGACGACCTCTTCAGCCGCGTCCTTCGCTTTGCTCTTGGCCTGCGCCATCCATTTT